TAATGGTGCCATGTTGAGCGCATCAATATTCTCCTGTGCAGGGTCCGTGGGCCGCGGCTCGGTGTCCGGCACAGTCTTCATCAACCGGTCAATGTCTTTGACCCCTAGTGCATCGTACATGTCCCGATACACTTCATACATGTTGTGTAGTTCCGGTGCAGCCCCGGCAAGCTGTAGTTTAGTTTGTGCTAGTGCGATCCGTTGAGCCTGACTAAAGACGTTAGGGTCAGATACCGGTAAAACATCAATTCGCTCATCAAAGTCCTCCGCCATCACGGTGGCATCTTCGCCCGCAACCATATACGGATACTCCAACGGCAGACTTTCATACATCACCCGTGCAAGAATCTTGAACTCCACCCGCATTGCATAGTGCAACCGCTTATGTATTGCGCTCATGACCCGCGAGCCTTGTTCTAGCAAAGCCAACGTCGTACCAACAGCGGCTTGCTGATTACCGTCGCCCACCTTCATATCAGTGATCGTAGCGAACCGCTGTCCCGCCTGAACGACAAAGCCAAGCAGGTTAAACAGCGTCGGATCGGGTCCCTTAAACGGTAACGGCATCAAAGAGTCTCTGATTGCTCCACCAGGAGCATCCACGTCTCTAAACTCACCGGGCTGTAGCGGGTCATCATCGTCCCTGATCCGTAGTCCACGGGCTTTGAATCCTGCCGGCAGGTTTGACAAAGTACCTGCATCAATTAACTGACGAAGTGCCGAGGTCGCAGTACGAGACAGGCCACCAATCGTGTGAATTAGACCCAGACCATAGAAACCAAAACCGGGCAAAAACTTGTAGTGTACAAAATAATTAATTTTTTTCTTGAGCTTATCGTCTTCGCGATAGTTACGACGAATCGATAACACCTGACCGTTATCTTGACTGATGGTGACGATGTACGGAATCTTAATTCCTGTCGCTTCGCCTTCGTCATCGACCTCTTCAAATCCTTCGATGTCCAAATCGACGTGGCATTCAAGCAGAGTGCAGTCATAATCAATATTTGATGGTGTCATGCCATCGATCCGTTCGATTTCTTCGGCTACAGAATTACTAGCCCCTTGGCTTGGGATTACCGGTATATCTAAATAAAATCCCGAAATCTGTTTTTTACGCAGATCGTTTAGGGATGTACGAACGATATTAGTGACGTTGGGAGATGTATCCAGATCAGACGTATCGTAAGGCACCACAAGGTTTTCTGCTGGTATAAACTTGCTGATTGCTCTACCAAGGTTTTCATCAAAATATACTTTCTTAAAAGTTGATCCAGCCAGCGGCAGATAAAACAACATCTGATCCATGTCTGGCGTGTAATCTTCCATGACGCTTGTGACGTAGTAGTTCATAAACTGGCGAACACGTCGCGCTTGCGCTTCTTTCTCCTTGGTGCTATCGCCAAGAACAACAGTGCGGACGGGTCCCGAAGCTGGTAATAATTCGTTAAAAGCCTGTGCCTGAAACTGTGTTGCAGCCTCAGCTAACAAAGGATGAGTCACGCCGGATGAGCCGCGAAAAGGTTGAGTTCGCTCCTCATAGCTGAAACCAAGTAACTCTAAACCATTAGCGTAAGCACTTTCCCACTCCTGACGCGACGCCTTGTTTGCATCAAACTCTTCCAAAAGCTCAGAGGCAATCCGCGATAACTCACGGTCAGATAGTTCCTCTGCCAGATTACCGTAAAAGGTTGTCTCGCCACGTTCCTGCATCGGCTCAAAGTCAATTTCTAAGCCGCCATCTTCTGTAGGCTTGATTTCGATTTCTTCGATATTTTCTGCCTGCACCATTGCAAGCACATCGTTTTGTGAGCCGGGTAGCTCAATCTCGATCTCTGCTTCAAGATCTGCAACATCGAGTTGAGAGGGAACGTTTTTCTTTTCAATAGCCATTTGTTGCTCCGGTCATGTAAGGAACGTACTGCATAATACCATTGCTCCGTGGTCCGCGGTTCATGTTTACTGCGCGGTCTTTCAGAGATACAACTCCGCCGTCCGCCATGCCTTTGGGATCTAACTTCGACGTTGTCGTCATAACCGTTTCTGTTACCATGCGTTGTAACTGGTCAGGATCCTTTACCCCGGTTTCATTACGAATAAAATCTACTAAACGGTCTACAACCAACCTTTGGCTGAAACTTTCTTTTAACTCTGGAGAAGGCGTTACTCCGGCCTCTTTGCCTTGTACATCCAAACGAATATTCTGAACCTCAATTTGTTGCCGAATATCGTTCAAAAGATCACTAAGTTCTTTTTTTGAAATGCGAGGAGCGGTCTCCCCCATCTTTTCCGGGATAATAAATAAATCAGAACGGTTAACCATTGTTTGACTAGGGTCGTACAACTGATCCACAACTTTACCCGCAATCGCAGGAATGTTGTGCGAATAAACCGGTGAAAAACCAGCTATGAAATCAAGCTGATCCGTGGGGGGTGTTTTGGTGGCCAGTTCTGGCGGGCTGACTGGCGCAGAATAAACTAAATCGCCGATACCTCTGCCTGCGACTTTAGCCACTTTTGGTGCATACTCAACGAGAGTGCCGATACCCTCTTTGATCGTGTCTGGAAATAAGTCGTCTTGGGGACCCACAGGACCTCCGTCTTCGTAGTTCTGAACCTTAGAATCAGCGTCTGAGTAGAAATAGTCCGTTGCTTTTTCACCTAACTGCAAAAGTTTGTCTATAACTGTGTCAGCTATCCCGCCGGCTCTAGGATCAAAATAATACGTTGTATCAATACCTTCTGGACCTCTATCCACTTGCTCTCTTGATACAAAAGGTAAAAGATCTCCGTATTCTCGCCCTTCTACCCGTTGCATTTTTTTAGCTTCGCGCATGTCGGAAAAAAAGGTTTCTGGAGAAGTGTTGCGTATGAGTTCTGCGGCGTAATCTATACGGTCTGGATCAGCCTTTGCAACGCCTCCAAACTCATAGGCTTGGACCGCAGATTCGCCTTCGCCCACCATGCGGGGACCCGTGATATCGATTGAACGAGTAAACACCTTTTCGTATGCAAAAGCAGGGGCCGCTTTTAACAAAGCGTTAAAATCTTCTTCTGACATCTCGGCCGCGTTTTCTGGCGTAACAATAATATTGTCAAACTCCGGCTGTGCTGGTTCACCGGTTAATGATCCGAGGGCCGAGGAGATCAGGCCGGGAGCCTTCTTGTAGGCGTCAAACGATTCTTGCAGTTCCGCTCTGTCGGCATCTGACAGGTTTTGAAACTGATCGTCGGTCATGGACATCGCGCCTTTCAGTGCGAGTACCCTTGCACGGCCTAGCCCTTCTGGCGTTGTGACGTCAAAGCCCGCTTCGTTAAGGATTTTTTGCGCGCGTTCTGCGTTGCCGTAACGCTTCATACGGAAGAAATCTAAAGCCCTGATGGCGTTTTCTTCTTCGTTTTTTGGCAACTTAATAACGGGATGCATCCCTTCGTGGATCGGAACCTGAGACGATGTCGCGGCATTTCCTGCAACCAAGATGTCGCGGGAGACCCCAGCCTTTTCAGCAACCTCGGGCTGTAAAGCGTTACCGACAATTCCGTACTGGCCCCGATGATACAGGTAGTCGGAATCCTCATAGCCAAAAGGAACTCGGCCTGTATATACGGCCTCGTCAATCGCACGACGTTCCAACAGATTGTTAGGGTCTTGCTCAAACTGCAAAAAGTTGTAGTAGTCGAGCATGTCTTCGGTGTTCTTATCGATGACTTGCGCGGCGGCTTGTCTAGCCAAAGGAGGGCCGGCTTGAGTATCCAGAACCTCTGATATCTGCTGGCGGCGATAATCCATCGCGCCCGGTAAGTCCGCTATTTTACGGACCCTTGCTTGACCAAGCTGTTGCTGTCTCAAGTATTGCTGAAGATTGTCTTCTGCGAGGTCGAGTCGATCAGCCATAAATAGGATATCCCGCAATGTCAATAGTATGCGGCAACTTTAACAGATTGATCCGTATCTTCCCAATCATCTGTGGGTAACTGCACAAAATTACCTTGCCGATATCGCATCAAAGCCTGCGTCATGGAATCCACCAAATCGTCATGCTCGCCGTTCGGAAACGCTGCAACTTCTTCAATCATCTCTTCTGCATACTTCTCATCCGGTGCCCACACCATGCCCGCTTCGAACAAAGGCGACACTGCATGAACCCTGGATAGCTTATCGTTACCTTTAGATGGCGTAAAATTAATGACAGGAATGCCCGTTTGCCGTAGTTCGTGAGTCAAAGGCATACCAGACGCTTTTGCCTCTACAATGACGGTATCGGGGTCCCAAAAATCATACAATTCAAAAGCTAAAGCTTTGAGTTCGGGGAAATCCCATCGTCCTTTTTTGGAATCGAGGAGGATGAGGTTGGGTTCTCCTCCTTCAATGGGATAAAAGACGCCCCACGTCGTGATCGCCGAATAGTCCGCCGTCTCACGCTTCGAAAACGCTGTGTCATAGCTCTGAATGACAAATTGTAGGTTTGGAACGGACTCTTTTTCCCATTTATTCCACCATTCCCGTTTAATAACCGCATTATCATCGCTGGTTGGATTTTGTTGGTACTGGGCATTCCACTTGTTGGACGGAATTGAAGCCCTGACACGCGTTAAATCGTCCAAAGACCAATACTCAGGCCAGCAGGGTTCTTCTTCCGGGGTCCCTGAGTCAAAAATAGCAGGCAATTCCACAATTTCCCACTGGTCTGCCAGCGGATCTTTGGCCATTGACCGCAATAACTGGCCCGTCATGTCCTTTTCTGACCACCGGGTCTGGACCAAAACGATACTACCACCGGGCTGAAGCCGCTGACGCGGACCACCCGTGTACCATTCCCACGCATCATCAAAGCCAGAGTTGGACATCGCTGTCTGTTCCGAGTGTGGATCATCAATAATCACCAAATCACCACCCCGTCCGGCTAAATTAGAGCCAACACCGACCGCATAGTACATCCCACCCTTGTTTGTATCCCAGCGACCAGATGCTTTGGAGTCCGGAGCCAAGGCAACTTCAGGAAAAATATCCTTAAACTCGTCGGCTTCAATAAGGTTCTTGGTCTTTCGTCCGAAGTTCACGGCAAGTTCGGTCGTGTGCGTCGCCTGAATGATCTTCATCGACGGATTACGGCCCATCATCCAAGCAGGAAATAGATAAGACGCAAACTCAGACTTCGTGTGCCGCGGTGCCATGTTG